ATCATCTAAACCTCCAAATTCTGGATATACACCTAATGGTAATTCATATGTAGTATTATTTATAAATAAAATATAACAATCATTAATAAATTCTAAAGACATTTTTATATAAATAATATTATTTATGTAAAAATGTTTCATCAATTTACAATTAAAAAATTATAACATAAAAATGTATGCCTACATTCTTATCAAATTTAAAGTACTAGCTAAGTAACTATTTATTTCTATAAACTTTGGAAATATTCTTTAAAATTCATGAAATTATAGAAGAGATATTGTTTGAAAGAGTATATATTTAAATTTGTGTTAAGATCTTTTTTTCTGACACAATTAAATTCTAAATTTTTATTCTTGAAAATTTTGAAAAGATACTTTTTATTAACGTTTAGAAAGAACGATTAAAGTCGGTTTTTCGCTTTAATAATTTTCTTTTCGGTGATGTGCAACCGATACAATATAATGCTCCGCCTACGCATTATACAATAATTACCTAATGTAATTCCTTTTACCATGATTTTCGACAGTTCATTAACTGATTTAATGCTCCAACCATCGCATTAAATAATATTACACATTTAAGAGTTCTTATGCTCTAAGTTTTGTAATCCTTATATATCTTTTAAGAGAAAGATATTTCCGAGAATTATTATTTGTTTCAAATACTTTAGAAAGAAATTTAAATTCATTTCCACGTTTTTTAGTCGTGAATCCGATAAATATTTTTTCTTTGTTATATGAAACAAACTATATAATTCTGCTGACCATTATCCTTAGAAAAAAAGAATCCGTTTTTATTCTTTTTTAAGAATCGAACTGAGATCCCAGAAAAGTATTGCATGGCTTGACGCTGCGAGCATCCCCAAATCCTTGGGGTATTTATCACGAGGAGCAAGTGAATACTTGTCTGGTAAGGAAGGGTCTCTAGCTCTTGCAAAAGCTAGTAACTTTGTTTGGAAATGGTAATCCTTCACTAAAGAAGGATCACCAACTTCTTTTTGAATCTCCTTCAAATAGGAGAAAATGTCCTTTACCTTTTCAATAGATTCTGGGGTTAGGAAGTAGTAGTCTATTGGAAACATGCGTGTTCGCCTAGAGATCTCAAACAGATCGTAGGTGTAAGGGACTTCGGGCATTGGAGACTCGTAATAAATATAGTTAGATTAGAAAAAAAGAATCCGTTTTTAACATTCAAAAATAGATTTATATAATTATAATGATTGTATCATTTGATGTAGGATTAAGAAATTTAGCATATTGTATTTTAGGAAAAGGACCCACAATTAAAGAATGGGGTGTTATTGATATTATGGCAGAATCATTAGGTAATAATATTACATGTTTTAAATGTAAAAAACCAGCTTCATGGAAATGTGAAGATAAATATGCATGTGGAAAACATAAAGGAGAAACATATACAAAATCTTTTTTAACAAAATTAACAATAGAAAAATTAGAAAAAATTAGAAAAGAAAAAAATATTATTATTGAAAAAAATACAAAAAAAGAATATATTAATAAAATTTATACTTATTTTAATGAACATTCATGGAAACGTTGTGTAAAATCATGTAAACATGGTTCTGTTGTTGATTTAGCACCTTTAATATCTAATGCTTTACAATCTAGAACATCTTTATGGGTAGGTGCTACAGAAATTATTTTTGAACAACAACCAGATAGACGTATGTTAGCAGTACAAGCTATGATGCATATGTGGTTTGTATGTCATGGTTATAAAGTAAAAGGTGTTTCAGCTACACATAAATTAACAAATATTGTAACTATAGAAGATTCTACAAAAACATATAAAGGTAGAAAAAAAACTGGTATCTTACATACAGAAAAATTATGTCCACCTGAATGGTTAGATTTTTTTCATAAACATTCTAAAAAAGATGATTTAGCTGATTGTTTTTTACAAGGTGTATGGTATATTAATACCTAAGTATTTTACAAATATAATCATATCTTCTTTTATAAGAATTTAAAATTAATTTTAAATCTTTTCTTCCATTTAAAATTTGATATTCTAATTGAATAATTAAATACCAAATTTCATTACGTTCATCATCGAGAGCAAATCTTGCTGCTTGATTAATTGGCATTTTATTTTGAAAATAATATAAAAAATTAGAAAAAAAATCCATTTTTTTGCGTTAAAGTTTATAGGAAGAAGAACTTTTATAAATAACAAAATGGAAGTTGTTGGTTTAGATTTATTAACAAATCCCGCTATGTCAAGTGATTCATTACCACATATTGAAACATTTGATTTACCAGATTTTTCAAAACCTTCTATTATTCCAGAACCAGAAACGATTGGACAGACTGAAACATGGTCGGGTGTACAAAATTTAAATGCTGATACATTTATTCCACAAACAAGTTCTACACGTATGTCAGATGAACATGTACAAAGAAGAAAATATGAAACATTAAGAAAATTTGATAGATTAGCAAAATTAGGTGTACCATTAAGAAAAAGATTTACTATGGATTCACCATTAGAAGAAATGGAAATGGAATTAGAATTTATTAGAAAAGAAAAAGATATGGATCGTACTGTTCAACAATTTTCAGAATGGTTTGTTACTGGTATGGGAGGATTAGAATGGTCATCTAAAAATGTTGGTATGGTAAAAGCATTTGGTTTACAATTAGAGGGTCTTTCAGAAGCTGCACAAATGAAAGTTGGTGATATGGAAGAAGATTTTGAAGAATTATATGATTTATATGGTGATAAATTACGTATGCATCCTTTAGTACGTATTCCTATTAGAACTTGTATGATGGTATATATGGTACATTTAACGAATCAAATGGTACAAAAATCACCTATACCAAATATTGATACTATCTTAAAAACAAATCCCGATATTGCTCGCCAATTAGCTACTGCAGCTATGCAAACACAATCACAAGCAAGACAACAACCTAATGTATCAAATAGTGGAGGTTCAAATCCATTAGAAGGATTACAAAATTTTATGAGTTCTATGGTACCACCAGTTCCACAACAAAGACCAACAACAATAAAATCACCAGTAAAAATTTCAAGACCTAATCCACAACCTACATTAAAACCCCCATCAATGCCACAAGATATTAGTGATTTATTAAAATCTGTACAACCAGAAGAGAAAAAAGTTACTTTATCAACAACAAAAAAAGGTGGATCCACAGGAAAAAATTCTGTAAGTATTAAACTTTAACTTTTAAAAATATAATATATAAATGAATATTGATAATTTGATTGTTTATGAATCTCCATATCCTAAAGTAAGAATTGGTAAACATAATGATGGAGGTTATATTATTGCTGATATTCCAAATATAAAATATTCATGTTTATTATCTGGTGGAATATCTGATGATATTTCTTTTGAAGAAGACTTTATTAAGAAATATCTAATAGAATGTTATGCCTTTGATGGAAGAATAGATTCTTTACCAAAACAATCTACAGTAAAATTTATTAAAAAAAATATTGGAGTTAAAAATGATAATATTACAACAAATATGCATGAGTTTCTTAATTTTAAGGAGAATATTTTTATAAAGATGGATATTGAAGGAGCTGAACTTCCATGGCTAAAAAGTTTGAGTGAAACTCAAATGAATAACATCGATCAAATTTGTATAGAATTTCATCATCCATTTACTAATCGTTCTTTTAATATTTTTAATAAATTTAATAATCATGTTTTAATACATTTTCATGGAAATAATTGTTGTGGTACAACATTTTTAAATGGAATTCAAATTCCAAATGTATTTGAATGCACATATATTCATAGAAAATATATTACTAAAAAAATCAAAAATAGTAATCCTATTCCATCTTCTTTAGATATGCCTAATGTTCACAATAAACCAGAAATAATGTTAAATTTTCCACCATTCGTAACAAAACTACCTAGTATGCCATTAAGAAAACCTAAACAATTAATAAATGGGTGGTGGTCTATTCGGAACTCCTCTCTATTTAAATCCTAAATGTTTAGCATTTTCAGCATTTATTTTAATTATTTATTGGATGCCACATCCTACATATAAACAACATGATTATATTTTTGCATTTTTTTTAGCATGTTCAGCTTATGTTCTTTTAGCATGGTATGATGTTTGGTATGATTGTAATGATAGATTAAAACCTACATTATTAGGATGGATGTGGAAATGGGCAAAACCATCTGAATATGAAAAAGAATATAATAAACTTCCTATCAAATATAAAAAAATTATTCGAACAGTAGATATTGGAATTTTATTATTAATTATAGTTGGATTTGTATATCCCTATTTAAACATAAAAAAATAATATTAAATAGTCCATTAGCTCAGTAGTTAGAGCACCCGTCTTATTAACGGGGGGTCACGGGTGCAATCCCCGTATGGACTATTTTTTTTCCAGTATAATGTAAGAAAAAAAAATGTTTTTTTATTCAAGAATTTCAAGTGAAAATAAAACAAAATATGGATATATAAAATATCCTTTAATTATTACAAAATTAAATATAGAAGAAGAGAAAACTATATATTATTTATATTTGAATGAAATATGGGAAGCTGGTGAATTTATTAAAATTCCTATTGCATATGAAGAAAATTATAAAAAAACAATATTATTTAAATTAAATAAACCTTTATTAAACTTTACTACTAAAGAAGAACAAGAAAATTTTGAAAGTCAATTAGAAATAGACTTTGAAAATTTTATATTAAAATATTAGGGTTTTTGACTTTGTATATATAAAGCAACTAATAATGTCATAGATGCATCTGTAGAAGGATCATGTTCTTTTTCTAAAGGTAAATAATCAGCTAATTTTCTTGAATCTTTATCTAAATATTTTTTAATACAATCAAATGTTCCAGCTAATTTTGCTGTATTACATAATCGTTTACTTTGTTCATTCCATTCAGCTATATCAATAATTTCTAAAGGTTCTTTATAAGGAATATTTTGTAAAATACAAATATTTTTTAATGCTTCTATATCACTTTCTCCTTTTACAATAATTAAAGAAGAAGAATAAATATCTAAAAATTTAGAATACCAAGAATATGATTTATGATGTTTTTTTATATTTGAATCATTTTTATATATTTTTATACCTTCTTCATAAGCTTTTTTTCCATCTTCATCTAATCTTGAATAAAATGCATCTCCCCATGCTTTTCCTAATTTTGTTTCTATAATATTCAATTTTTCACCTGTTTCTTTTGTTACAGTAGAAAATTTAGATATAGGTAAAACAGTTTCACGTTTTTGTTTATCTAATGTAACAAAAAATGGTTTTATTAAAGACCATTCTTCTTTTTCTTTTTTTAATACAAATCCACCAATTTCTCTTGGTATAAAAAAGAAATCTGTATTTGGTTGTAAAAATAATTTGTCATCACCTTCTTTATTAAGAACATGCCAAAATTCACAATCAAATACTAAAACTTGTTTATGATTCATAACTAATTCATCTAATAATGGTAAATGAAACTTCATTTATTCTTTTAACTAGATGCTTTTAAAAGTTCTAATAAAACAGTTTTAGAATCACGTTTTCCATATGGTATACCTTTTTTATTTAAAAGTTCACGTAATTGTGGCATAGTTTTCGTTTGATAATCATCAATATCTTGTGGAATTTCAACTTTTTGTTCAGTCTCTCCAATTTCTACAATTTCAACAGATAATCTATCATCTTCAGATTCTTCATCTGATTCTTCATGTGTTTCTTCAACAACTTCTTCTTTTTTTGAAGGAAGAACTTCTTCTTCTTCTTTTTCATGAACTTGATGTTGAAGAAATTGAGAAGAAACAAAAGTAGATAATGTCGACATAGATCTTAAAAGTTTATTTTGTTGCCAATATAAATATCCTACCATTCCAGCTAAAACAAGTACCATAGTAGCTAAAACAAGAACACTAATATTTAAAAAATCAGACATTTTTTTATTAGTTTATCAAGAGAAAAACAATCTTATAATAAACGTAAACAAAAGAATGCCAACTACAGATGTTTCACAATTTATTCAAATGAATCGTCTTCGTTCACTTGAAAGTCGTACACCAACAAAAAGTGATCGTTCTTTAGTTGAATTTTATCAACCATCATTTCTAGTACCAAATAATAAATTTTTACCTAATTCAAATACTAAATTTACACACTCATCAACAATTCAAAGATTTCCTCTTTATAAAGGTATTCAAGCAAAATATAAAATTCCTACAAGAAATGCTTGGGGTGGGACTATTGTATCTCGGTATTCATTCAATCTTTATGCTGGAACAGTTGGTTCATCTGGAAATTTATCAAGTCAATTTACAACTCCAGAAGATGTATATGCTTCAACTAATGGAGATTTATATGTAGTTACAGGAGGAGATAGAAGGATTCGTTTTTATAATTCAACAACAAAATTAATTTCAACATTAAACCTAACTCCTCTTGCCGGAAGTCCTCTTGGTATTGTTCCTTATTTAGGGATCTTTTACTTTACTGATTCAACAAATAATCAAATAAAAGAAATGAATTCAAATGGTAGTGGTATTTCTCCCTTTACTCCCTCTCTCTCTTCCATAAGTGCACCAAAGAAATTAGTTATTGATAGTAATAATTTTTTATATGTTGTTTCTCGTGGTAACTTTACAATAAAAAAAATTAATCTTCAAAATGCAGTATCTTTTACTACTATTATTGGAAATGGTTTGTTTCAGGGTGCTTCCCCGGGTGCTCAAAATTTAAAAACACCTGTATCTGCAACAAGTATTAGCATGGGACAGTTAGAAGGTATATGTATAGATTCATCTGGAAATATTTATGTTTCTGATTCGTCTGCTAATAGAATATTAAAATATGAAACTTTAACTTCACAAATAAGATTATTTGCTGGAAATGATAATCCACTAAATGGTCCAAATCAAGGTTTTATAGATGGATCTGCATATACAGCAAGATTTGAGGGACCAAACGGATTAACAGTTGATGCTTCTGATAATATTTATGTTGCAGATTATTTTAATTCTGCTATAAGAAAAATTACTCCAAGTGGAGATGTATCTACTTTAAACACGGGAGGGTGGTCATTAGGACGACCAAGTGGAGTATACTGTGATAAAATAAATAATATATTATATGTTGCAGATACTACTCTTTCTGCAATTTTTAAAATAACTTTATTATAAATTATTAATCTTATAATAAACGTAAAAAAAAGAATGCCAACTCCAGATGTTTCACAATTTATTCAAATGAATCGTCTTCGTTCACTTGAAAGTCGTACACCAACAAAAAAGTGATCGTTCTTTAGTTGAATTTTATCAACCAAAAATTACAGTTGTTAATGAAAAAGATTTCTTACCTTCTTTTACAAATAAATTTACAGATCCTCTTACAATTAAAAGACAATATATTCCAAAGTTTTTAAAACCTACAGTACCTACACGTAATTCTTATTAAAATTCTTCATCAAATTTAATTTGCATAGATTCTGTAGAAAGACCAACACCAGGTTTTGAATATTCAGATACTTTTTTTTCAAAGAAATTAGTTTTTCCTTCTAAAGATATTAATTCCATAAAATCAAATGGATTTATTGAATTAAATAATTTAGGATATCCTAATTGTAAACATAAACGATCAGCAACAAATTCTATATAAGATGTCATATCTTTAGAATTCATACCAATTAATGAACATGGTAAACAATCACATATAAATTCAGTTTCAATATTTACAGCTTCTTTAATAATTTCATATACTTCTTTTGAATCTAATTTATTTTCAAGAAGTTTATAAATTTCAATAGCAAATTCTGTATGTAATCCTTCATCTCTTGAAATTAATTCATTAGAAAATGTTAATCCAGGTAATAGACCACGTTTTTTAAAATAAAAGATAGAACAAAATGCTCCACTAAAGAATATACCTTCTACACATGCAAATGCTATTAATCTATATGAATAAGGTTTATCATTCATCCAATTAATTGCCCACATAGCTTTTTTTTGAATTGATGGGATAGTATCTATTGCACGAAATAATTGTATTCTTTCTTCTACATCTTTAATATAAGTATCAATTAATAAAGAATACATTTGAGAATGTACACCTTCCATAGCATTTTGAAATCCATAAAATAATCTTGCTACTGGTGATTGAATTTCAACTTGAAATTTTGAAGCTAAATTTTCTTGAACAATACCATCAGAACCAGCAAAGAATGCTAAAATATGTTTAATATAATGTTTTTCATTATTATTTAAAGTTTCCCAATCTTTTCTATCTTTTGATAAATCAACTTCTTCTACTGGCCAAAAGGATGCTACTGCTTTTTTATATAATTTAAATAATTGTTCTTCTGATGGATCAATAGGGAATAATGTATAACGTTCTCCTAATGTTTTTAAAGATGGATTAAATAAAGGTTCCATTTTATTCTATGGATGCGATAAGGAATTAAATAGTTAAAACCTTTTAAAAAATATAAGAAATGACACAGCCTAATCCATTTTCATTAGCAGATTCATATACTCATTTAATAAGTCCAAAAATTATTGGTGATGGAACTACTGGTTATGATATTGCTGTTGATTTAGTTGATATTGATACAATATATTCAAGACAATTAGGTGGTTCAACATCGACACAACAAATTCAACAAGCTTATATTAGTCAAATTGGTTCGACTGGATTGAGTGGTCAAGCATTTTTTAACACAATAGGTTCTTCTTCTTCAAGAGGTGATGCATATTTTAATAATATAAATTGGACATCTTTTACTCCCCCTTTATCATTAGGAAGTGGTTCAGGTGGTGCAACATTTTTAGCTGGACCAGGTATTTCAATAGGTCCACAAAGTATAAATGGAATAACATTATCTTCAAATATTCAAGGTACGAGTGGTATTGGTATAACATATTCAAATACTGGTCCTATAACAATAAGTTATAATTCTCCAAAATTTGTAGGTTCTACTGGTGTTCAAGTTTCATATTCATCAATTCCAAATACATATACATTTTCTTCAACAATAGGAATTACTGGTTCAACATTTATTGGTGTTCAACAAAGTGGTTCAACATATACAATATCTTATTTAGGTTCACAAGGTGTTGGTGGATCATTAACTGGACAAACGGGTCCACAAGGAGAAGTTGTTTTTTTTACACCAGGAGGTCTTACATCTTCTTCCGAATTAGTTTATACAAATAAAGTATTGAATGTTCCAGAAATAAATATACAAACAAGTACAATAAATGGTGGTGAATTAGATTTATCTACATTTGAAGGTGATTGTTATTTACAATCTGGATTATTTAATCCTCCTTCTGGACAACAAGGAAATTTTTTATATTTTTCTCCTTTTGGACTAACAGCACAATCTGCTTTTGTTGTTGATACACAAAATTATCGTGTTGGTATTAATACAGATACTCCAAAAACATATTTAGATGTACAAGGTCAAACTGAAATTACATATGATGCATCTTTTGGTGATTATCCTTTATTAGTAGGAGGTACTGGAACATCAGGAAGTTTAACTGTAAATCCAGGATCTTATACAATTAATGCTTGGGGATCTGGTGGAGCTTCAAATGCTGGTATTGGTGGTGCAGGTGGAGCTTCTGTAACACAAATTACTGTTGGAGCTACTGGAATTTTGTCATGGGGTCCACAAGGTGGTTCAATAGGTGGTGGTCCAGCAACACAACTAGCTTATAATGGATCTACATTTTTATGGGTTCCAGGTGGTGGTGCTGGTGGTACGGGTGGTAAAGGTGGTGCAGCTGGATTTCAAGGTTCACCGTATCCAGAAGGTGGTGATGGTGGACCAGGTGGTATTGCAACATTAACAGATTCACAAAGTTGGAGATATATATTAGGTTCTACTGCTGGAACTTCAGGTGGAACCTTTTCATCTGGTTCTATTGGTTCTGTTAATGCAATCGGATTATCTGGAACAGTAATTACATTTAATCAAGTAGGTACACAAACTACTGTTGGTGCAATAAATACTTACACATTTACTCCTGGAGCTATATTTACAATATCAAATACTTCTATGGAATTTCCTGGAACAACATTTTCTTCTTCTTCTCCTTCTTTTTTTGTAAATTCAATTTCTGGAATAAATTCAGGGGATGGTATTGGAACTACGGGAACTGTGAATGGTACTGCTTTGTTTGATCCATTCATTCCAGGTTCTTCAACACCAGGAAGAATTTTAAATGCTAATATTATGTTGAATGGTTCAGCATCAGTATCTACTGGAAATGTTACATGGATGGGTGGAACATATACATCTCCTTCTTTTTCTGGAGGTTACACACTAATTTTGAATGGATCATTCATAGATAGTGGACCTAGTGGTAATAGAGTTCTTACTTTAACGGGGCTAACTCAAATTACATTTGGAACTCAATTAGGAACATTTAATGGAACTTTTATTACAGATGCAAATGTGAATGTTCCTCCAGCATCACAAATATCAGTAAAACAACGTACATTTATAAATCGTGGACAATCTGGATCTTTTCAAACATCTGGAAGTTTTGGTGGTGGAGGATTTACTGGTGGTGGTGCACCTGCAAAAATTTCAGGTATTACTGGATATACTGGTTCATATGATATTTCTGGAAATATGTTTGCGGGAGGTGGTCCTGGAACATGGGGTGTGACTGGTGTATCTGGAATTTCTATTGGAGGGAATGAATCATATGTTGGTCATGGAAGATTTCCATATCAAAATAAATTTAATTCTGGATTATATGGTGTAGGTGGAACATTCGGACCAGGAACATCTGGTTATGTAGCTATTGAAAATGTTTCTTCTGCATTCACATCACCTGCATTAATTGTGAATGGTAATGCAGTGATTACTGGGTCTAATAATGTTTTAACTACATATGGTTCAATATTATCTAGTGGAGCAGTCCAAGCTCCAGATTTTACTGGAATTAATCCAGCTTTAACTTCTGTTCAAATTGCTAATTTTTCTCAAGGTCTATCTGGAACTGTAGGAAATTTTAGTGGTTTGTTAACAGCTAATAATTTAACCATAAATAATAGTCCGTATGCTTTCCCTCCAGTTGGATCTATTATAATGTATGGTGCGGCATCTCCTCCTCTTGGATGGTTAGTTTGTAATGGTACTGCTGTTCCTTCTCAATATACTGCTTTGATTGCGATTATAGGAGTTAATTTGCCAGATTTACGATCTAGAGTTCCTATAGGGTTTGGTCAAGGAGCTGGATTAAGTCCATATAGTATGTTTGGGACGGGAGGTTTGGAAACTGTTACTTTAACAACGAATGAAATGCCTTCCCACTCTCACTCAGTTAATGATCCTGGACATTTTCATTCGAATGGAGGAAATGCAGGGGGTGCTGTTTTAGTAGGCGGTGGTGCAAATAAAGCCGATCAAAGTAATACTGGTTTTTCTCAAACTGGTATTACTATAAATTCTACAGGTGGAGGTCAAGCGCATGAAAATAGACAACCTTATTTAGTAGTAAATTTTATTATTAAATATTAAATTTTAAGAACTAATTTATGTATAGATAACGCTGAAACTCCAGATACTTCTGATAATTTTTTCATTTCTTGTTTTGTACGTAATCCTAAAATATAAGCTGTTACACCAGCAACAATCGTTTTTGGTGTATTTTCAAATTCATCTTCTGATTTCATAGAAATTTCATGTAATTTCATAAATATTTCTTCTCTTTGTTTATCATTCAAATCTAAAGCTGCCATTAATCTTTCTGCTATACCTAATTGTGTTTCTAATACAGAATGTTCATTTTTAGAAAATCTTGGAACAGCTTTACATAAAGAACGAATAGAAACACGAAATAAATCTGCAATTTCTTCATGAGAACGTAATGCTTGATTTTGTTTACAAGCTGTATAGACAGCTGCACCCATTAAAGCTCTTCTTGTTTCACCTCTAACTTTTTGTGCATCTTCCATTTGTTTATAGAATCCACATGCATCTAAAGATATAGATTTTGGTAAACCTTTTGAATTACATGCTGTTGTTATAGTATCAAAGATTGTTAACCATGAACGTTCTGAATTTGTTCCTACTGACCATGTAGATAATCTTTGTAATGATTTCATATGTATATTTGTTGATGATATACCTTTAAAAGATAAGATAGATCCATAAGATGATTCTGGTAATAAATCAGATGTAGTAAGACCAGCTCTTGAATCTTCTTTTCCATCATAATTACGCCATTCTGCTGCTTCATCAATAATTCGATCACCTATATTTCCACAACAAGAACAAACATATTCCCCTTCATCAATAATAAATTCATGATTACAATTCATTATTTTTTAATAGGGATATACGTAAAAATTTCATTCCGTTTTTTTTAAAGGATTATATGATAAACTTAAATCTAATAAATGTCCATGTTGTGGAAGTATATTACTTAAATGTCCACCTAAATAACTATCATGTAAATATTTTAATTTTTCTGTTAATTCATCTAAAAATAAAAACATAGCAAATATAAAAAATATACCAGATATATATGAATCTACCATAATATCTAATTTATTTGATACATTAAAAAAAGGAGGTAATTGTTGAATAAATTGTGAAGACCAAAATGCAGCTAATGCGATAGCAATAATTTCTATAAAAACATCACCGAATTTATATAATTCAGAACGTTTTCTCCATTTTTCATCAAAATCATCAAATATATGATAAAAAACATAAGATATTAGTGCACCAAATAATGTATATAATAATGCTAAAGAAGAAGCATTCAAAGACATATTTATAATTTCTTTTGTTTTATAACCCATTTATAAGTACTCACATAAAAATATTATCATATACGAGTGGTCTATAATTAGTTGTTAAAATAGGTTTACCTAAATCACGAGATTTTATAGGTTTTAACCATGATATTAAAAGATATTTTTCTT